ACTTAGATCAAAGGTTGGAACACCTGTTGGTCTAAATGAGATTTCAACCATCTGCGCGTCGTCTGGGTTGATGCTCCAACTTGCAGAAAGTAAAGCAGCATCCATTGAGATACTTCTACTTAAAGCCTCTGTTGCTTGCTTGTCTGTGTAAAGCCTAAATGCAGCTCCAACTTGCTGACGTTGTAAAACATCTTCTACAAGTCTGTTAGATAAAGCAGCATCTTCATCTGTAACATAAACACTTGCATTACCTGAACCATCAGCAAAACCAGGAATATAAGCTTTGAATGGTGCTGTTTGCCCTACTGTTTGACCAATAGTAGTTACGTCAATTTCAGCTCTTGTTACTTCAAAAGACCAAGATTGAACTTGTCCAATGGCAGCATAATCGTTGTAATAAACCTCAAATTCATTAGGAGCTGCTGCTGTTCCAACGTCAGTTAGGTTTACATCAGAACCACCGTTAGTAGCAGAAACCTTTAAAGCTCCAGTGCTTGCGGTATAAGCACTAACGTAATAAGTCGTTCCAGCAGTTAATCCAGCAGGTAAAGTCCCTGTGCCTGATCCTCCAGAAGAAGAATCAACAACCTGAAATTTAACTGGATCTCCTACCTTGAGGTTTAAGTAAGATTGAACAACCATAGTTTCTGTACCTATGGTTACGTCTGATGGAGAAAATGTCCCTGTTGTACCAGCAGGTTTGTAGTACAAGGCTCCAGACGTACCTGATAAAACAGTGACAGCCATTGGATTAAATTAGTCTAAGTATGCATCAAATGTAGCTGAGAATTGCGTTTGAAAGAACGCTTCTTGCTCTGCTGGTTGTATTGTAGCTAATCCTGAACATGGTTCAAAAATAAGACTACTAAACTTAGCTCTGTCAAATTTATCTTTAACTCTTTCTCCTATGGTGTAATTCGCTCCAGCTCCTACTCCAATAGGTGTAAAAATATCAATTGTTATAGTTCCTGTTTGCCTATTAAATGATTTACCCGTAGCAGGTGCTTCTAAAGTTGCATAATTATTTGCACCAAATAAAAGATAAACAGCAATCCAAGGAGTGTTATTAGGTGGAGTAAATGGAGCGTTTTGATAACTAACAGGATAAGCAGGACTTAGTGCCATCTCTGTCGCAATGCGGCCTTCTATAGCGGCCCTAACATCGTTAAAAGTGCTGCTCATTTAATCCTCCCATCTGAAAGATTGAACTTTATCTTTAACCTGTTTTTCTACACTATGAAACCAACCTTTTTGCACTTGGTTCTCTCTACTTCTAAACTTACCGCCCCATGATGGAGGGAAATTAGTTCCTAAAATGTTTGGTTCTGCATAAGGTAAGTTATTAAATATTGAATACGTTGGCCCTAGTTTTTCTCTTTGATAATTAGCCCTTCGAGGTTTCCCCGATCCTCCTCCAGACTTAGAAACTTGTGATAAAGGAATTGGTTTCGATTTGTCATAACTTCCTTTGCTAATTTTTTTCCCTTGATCTGTATTCTCTCCGATCTGCCAGTTAGCACGTAATCTTCCAGTATCAACAGGTGTTCCTTGCTTCAATAAACTCTCTGTCCACGGGACAACCCTCTTAACAATATCGTTTAAGACTTCTTCAGGAAGATCAACCAGCTCCTGTAATGAAATTTTCTTTGTCATGCCCTTAATACCAAATCGTACTTAATAGCAGTATTGGCTAGTTCCGTGGTTTCGACCTGAATAATTTGATAAACGACAGAAGAGATAACAACACGATCTGAAGCCGTTGGAGTGTAATCCAAATCATCCGCCGCAATCGTTAATCTTTTATCGCTTGCTTTAATCAAGCCTTTTACTTCTCTTGCAGAGACATTTCCAACAACACCTTTTACCGTTGTGTCAGCAGTTGTTTCACCAACAGCCCCAGTAGTTGTGTTGTAAGCAGCAGCCGTTACTTTGCGAATAATGACGCTGCCACCTGTCGCTTTAAACGCTTTACTAACGCCTTTCCTTAAGCCCTTTGGTTTAACTGCCATTACAAGCGATAAGCAACAACCTGGCCGCTTGCCAATGTGATACTTGTTATAACAATCCCTTCGATCTCTGTTCCTGCGTTCATCGTGATTCCGTTAATTGTTGATGATCCGTTCTCTGTTAGATCACTTGAAACAAAAGTACAAGAAGCATCTGCTAACGCATGAACTTTCCCAAAACGCCCTGTATGTGCGTTTGTGTCGGTGATGATTGTTGCTGCTGGATAAATCATGGTTAGCTGCGTTTTACTGCAATGTTACTTGGTCCACTTATTCTAATGCCCCTGAAGTAGCGTTCAAACATAGGTGGAACAGCATTAAACCCTACAGCTCCGAATCTGTAAGGAGTAATTGAAATATTTCCAACATTTAATGTGCTATAGGATTCTAAACCTGTTAAATCTAAAGCATCTTTATTGTTATTCAAATAAGCAGCTAATACCGCCTGTGCTTTCTTTACTTGATCTGGTATTTCTGTATCGGTGAAATAGTCCTCAGTAATTGTAAAAGGAAAGCCCAAATTATAGTTGTTGATATAAGTATCAGGTTTTCTTACTCCAGTTCTAGGCCATTGCATTGCTTGAGTATCTGTTGCCCTAGCACCTAAAAATCTTTCACGGTCAATCCGTTGAGCTGCACTATAAAGAGCGCGATTTCTATAATCGTCACTTGTTGAACCAGCTTCCCATGCAACAACATCATCCGTAGCAACTAAACCTTCAATCAGTTCATTTGCTTCTGTCAATGAGATGTAGCTATTTGCGTTCGCTGCTCCCGCCGTGTGATGAATTGTTATTGCCATCAGTGGTTACTTTAGATTTGCGCTTGCGTTTTGGTTTGGGCTTCTCAATAACAGAAGTTGAGGCCGCTACTTCTGCAGCAGCCTCGCGTTCTCTTAGTCGCCTAAAAGCGAACAAGCCCATTAGCTTGCTGCACTCTTGATAACAGCATAATTAAGCACAATTGCTTGGCTTAATGAGCCACCAGACAAGTTGCCAACTGTGACCTTAAAAGATCCAGCCGCAACTGCTGAAACAACCAGCCAATACGCGCCAGCAGTACCAGCAGAACCATGATTAACGACAATAACGTCAGTTGCAGCAACTTTGTCATTGTTCACCTGGAAGGTAACTTCTGCACCATCAGCTAGTGCAGCGTTATTCATAGTGATCTGACCGCCTTGCTGGTTAAGCGTTACAGCAGTCGATTTGTTTGTGGCTTGTGTTACGGCTCCACCTGAGACGTAACCAATCGCCTTGCCGCCTACGGCTTCAAATACGGATGTCATTTGTTAATACCCCTTAGTCGTAGTTAGAAACTACGGTAGCGCGAGCTATACCGAGGTTCTTGTTTTCATACACGGCTGACCAGTTTGCAACAGTACCTAACTGAGCAACAGTTGGGTTTGTTGTTGTAACAGCCCACTTACTACCAACTGGGTGATAGCAATAGTGTGCGTCGTAACTGATCGCGTCGGATTTGGCAAGAATATCGCGATCTTGCTCGATGTCTAACGCTTGCATTTCGCCACTACCTACAGCACCAGGCTGGAAGAAGTACGCTGCATACTCTTGAGTTGCACCTGAGCCAGTTTTGGTTACATCATCTGAAACCAATACATTTAGGCCGCAGAAGGTAGGAACTTTATCGTCACCACCATAAGCATTTGCCATTGATCCGCCTGACTGAGTTGTGGTAGTACCACGAGCATCAGCAGTAGAAACGTAATCAATTAACTTACGCTCAACCAAGTCGTAATAAGTGTTGCTATGTATTGCAACAGCAGTCAATTTGTCGCCTTGCTCACCAAATTTTGCTCTGGCAGCAGCAACAGTTCTTGGACTTAAAACAGTTGGTGAATCTCCACTTTCTGAGTCAACGCACATTGAGAAAAATGCGCTATTTGAATCATTAGCGTTAAGAGATCCAAAGCAACCTTCTAATGCAGCAAGAAGATCTTTTTGCTTTTGGTTAGCAATATAAGCAGCAAGCTTATTACCAATAGCGGCCATCGCATCAGAACCCGCAGCGATTGATGCAAGATCTCTTGCCTCAAATGCGCGACCTCTATGTAATTGAACAGCTATTTGCTTTCCTGTTGAAATCTTGCCAGGAGTCAATGAAGTGCTATCAGTTAGAACTTCTTGATCACCAGCTAAGTTTGCACCCCAAAAAGGTACATTTATGAAGTCACCTTCTCCAGCGTTTAGTTCCGCCAATGGCTGCACAACACCAGACTGCAAGAAGCGGTCTAGATTTGTGGTCGCTTGAACGACATAAGGAACAAAAACCTCTGGGATGATGACATCACTCCGACGAGTGGGAGCCATTTAAGAATCCAGATAAATTTTGCAGTTTGGGCGTAACCCTTACTCTCCCTATTCGGCGTAACCTATTGGAGGAGTCATTGCTATATATATTAGCGGCTTTCGGCCATTTCCCTATACTTTCTCCAAACTTCTGCGCCTTGTTGTCTATAAATCCTTGTCTGTTCATCCATATTTTGTGTTTCAGGTAAGAAATATTTCAAGTCACCTTCTGAGATTTTGCTACCCGAAACAGTTCCACCGCCAACTGCTCCACTGCCTCTAGCAATAGGCTTTTTAACAACCCATTTTGTTCTATCGTTTGCAGCAAGTTTCTTTTGAACGGCTTCTTCTATTGTCATCCGACTAAATTCATCGACATAGACAACAGAACCATCTTCTGCTACTTCAAATTTATCTTTACCTAATTTCTCCAACGCATAATCTGTATCATGCACCGCATTAGATAAAGCAGCCATAGCAGGTGAGATCAATTCAAGATCACGAATCTTCGCTTCAAGCTTTTTGATCTTGTCGTCTTTTTCTTTTACAGCATCACGGAATTGGCCCTCCCTTGATTCCAATGCTTTTGAATAATCACCTTTAGCCTCTAATTCTTTCTGCTCTGCCTTTTGTTTAAAATCAAGTAATTCTTGATAATCAGCAGGAACATCAGGCGTTTCTTTTTTCTTTAATTTGCCTATTAGTTCAAAGTTTTTTTTCTCTAATCCCTCAATGCTTCTTTTTAGTGCATCAAGTTCGGATTGATCAACAGCCGTAGGCTCTTGAATGTTTTCGTCAGACATAAATAACCCGTAAGGTCAGTTTTCTACTAAGTTAGCAGAAACCACTAGGAGTCAACCCCCCATGCCTAGCCCAATCATTAAAGAAGAAGGTTTTACTGTTCGAGAATTAAGAGATTTATTATCAAAAGTTCCAGATGTTGACGGTGAAGGAAACGAAACAATGGTTTACGTCGTCACAGGAAATGAAATGGCTGACGTTATTACACTAGGTAAAGCCGACAGCCAAGATGATGTGTTATTAGTGCCTGGTTTCTGGGCCAACGTAATGGAAGACCTTGAAACGCTAGACGATTTTATTGCTGATGATTAAAGCTTGAATTTACGCTTTAAATCTCTTTTTAACTTCCTTGACTTAAACATTTGGTTAGTGCTGTTGTCATAAACCTTCCCGCCTCTTCTCTTCTTGACCCCCCTTGCGCTGTCATGTTTTCCTCTTATTTCAGACGGAGACTTACCTCTATTGGCATCACCGATTCTAAAGTTTTTTCTTGCATTACCAGATAACTTTTTGTAATAAGCCTTTGACGCTGCTGTTGTCTTTGTCTTACTCATCTTGCCTTTAGGAGTCTTGAAGCCTCCCTGTTCCATGCGCTTTGCTTTTGTCTTCTTCAATATTCTTTCTTTTGCTTGTTTTGCTTCCTGCTTAGGCTTATAAGAAGCTCTTGCCTTTGCTCCCTTCCTAATCTCAGCTTTTGCTCTTCTTTCTCCTCTTCTTATCTTTGCAGAAGCTACCGCATCCTTTCTAACTGCTGATCCTTTTCTTGCTTTCCTTGCTGTTGCATACTTCTTAGAAGAAGCAAGCTTATTAGGATTTACTGCTCCTCTTTTAGCTTTTGCTGCACCTTTTCCAGTGAGCCTGTTTGCTACACGGGTATATCCTGATTTTGCTCCGCCTAATTGTTGATTCCAATATTTTTGCTCACGCTTGGTTGTCATCCGCCCTTTAGCCATCTTCTTTGCTTCTCTTAGCTTCCCTGCCTGATTCTTATAAGCCGCCCTTGCTTTCACATTCTTAGCTGACTTGCCTGTTTTACCGCCACCGCCAAAACTTCCACCGCCTCCTCCAGAAGAAGCAAAACGGCCTATCTTATCCCTGACATATCGACGCGCCATGACCAAAAATCAAACATTACAGACAGTTTAACCGTTACGGTTAACCTTTGCTATTAATCAAAATATTTTTCTACAAGTTCAAAATCTTCACTACTGTCGCATGAAAGAATTAAGCCTTCTACCAACTCTCCCAATAAATCCTTCTCTATGCCTTTTGCTTTTTTTATTGCATCCGCCAAAAGACTAGGGACATTCCTGTCCCGTGGAAACCTATTCGTCATTTTGACAGCTTCTTCGTAAGTCATAACAACTTCAAAGCTTTTTCTAGGTTATCATCAACCCATTGATAAAGCTTAGGAGCTTTTGATTGTAAACCTTCAGGATCAAGAACATAAACAGTAAAAGCTTCTGCAAACTGTTCAAACCTATTCTTAGAAGCATATTTTGTAACGTAAGTCATAGCTTTAGGATCAAAAGCAAAAGGATAAGCCGCACCTCCAGAGCCTTTGAAATGGACTTGATGGCCAATTTCGTGAATCATCGTAGACAACCATGAAATATCTCTATCCTGTGCTGCACTTACTGAAGGGAGCTTTTTTTCTTTAAAAATATACTCTTTTAAAGGGTTAGAAAGATCCCTAGCTTTTTGATCTAAAATTCCTTTTGCTGCTTTTTTAAATTCTTTAATATCTTTTTTTGTCAACAAACGAGAAGTCTCCCTGAGTTTTGTATTGACGACAGAACTGCAAGCGGTTGTATATCCTGAATAAGTTTTTCCACAAGGTTTTAATATATTTTTAAGAACATGAACATAAGCTTTTTCATCACCCTCTTTTATAGCTTTCTTTGAATATTCAAAGAATTTCCTTGAGTCTTCAAACTTCAAAGATTCAGGATAAGCATCAAAAGCCTTTTGAGTTGTTTTCAATTGATCTTCTATTACTTTCTTGCTATATCTTTTGACTTGTTTTTTGTTCCACCTTTCGCCACTCATTGCGAAATTATTAACTTGATTGCTTTTCTCTAAGAAT